TACTTTTCTGACCTGAAGCCTATACTCATCAAGCGTTTCATCTTTAATCATTACATACCCTTATATATTTTTCATTTTTTAGCTCGTTTGGATGAGACTCCCAAATAAGTATTTTTTTATCTAAAATTTGAAAATAAAAATCTAATTTTTCATAAAACTTAACATTATTTTCATGGGTATAAAAAACAACTGTTCCAAATCTTATTTTAAAATAAAATCCCCTAGTAAAAAGCATGTTAACTGGTTTCTTCTTTTATAGAATAACTCACAGAAACACTCTCTTTTTTGTAATCTTTTATTTTGTCTCCTAAAAAAGATTCTAATTTATCTTTATTCCAACCAGATCTTTTTGATTCGTTTCTTTTGTAAATAAGATTGTTTATTTTAACGTTTCTTTTAAAATCTATTTTTTCTAGCTCTTCTTTTATTTTCTCTAATTCTTTTTTTAACAAAGAAATGTTGCTGTTTATTTTAAAATGTTCTTTTATTAAAGGATAAATACTTTCTGGAGGTGGTGTGTTTTCAAGCCACTCATTGTAGAAAGTTTTAGCGTCTTTTATCATTTCTTCTTGGAACTTTTTATCAGGAAAAACATCAATATAAATATAATCTTCATTATCAACCCCGCACCAAAAAACAAGTTTTTCAGCACCGGATATTAAAAGTTGTTGTTGACACTGGTCTTCGTATTTTGTGGGAGGGCGATTTGTTTTTCTAACCTCATCAAAAACCTTTTGTCCAACAAGCTTGCATTCCCATAAAGTTTTTTTATCATTAGACCACCCATCTAGTGAGCAGCTTAAAAAAGGATGCACTAAAGATTCAAGCCATGCTGGGTTTAAGTCGGTGTTTAATAATAACTCGGCTTTTTTTCTCATTAGCTCTTCATACTTGTGCCCTTTTTGTGCTATAAATTGATTTATTTCAGACTCATTTTTATTTATTTTGTCATATAATAAATCTTGTCTTTTTTTGTAAGGAGACTTTCCCCTAACAACAGACATGTCACTAGCGCCAATAAAGTTTTGTCTCCATTTTTTCCACTCATCAGGGGTTTTAAACGAAACTTCTTTAAAAAGGGAGTTTGTCATTTTTAACTTTTCCTAAACCTAGTTTTTGAAGTAAAGAATCATTATTCATTTTAACTATTTTTGGGTTTAAAGGGTCTTCAATCCATTCAATGTTTTCATATCCACCCTCGTTTACTTCAGTTTTACAATCAAAAGTTTTTTCTTCAAAAATAGAAACATCGCCTTCGTTCATTTTTAAAACCAAATTAGGATCGTCAATATCAACTCCGACAGTTTCTAAATTTGACAAAGTCTTTTTATTTCTTTCACTTGAGCCTTTCTTATTAATGAAACCCTCGAATTTAAACTTTTGGCCATCAGGGAATTCAAAAAAAAGTTGAGCTACTGGCTGCTCTTTTATTTCTTTAAAACCACAATTGATTATTTTTCCACCTTTTAACTCTTGTCCCATTAAACCATCTCCTTTAGTCTGTTATTAATATCGATTAATTCTTTTTTGTTATCTTTATTTTCTTCAATGTATTTTAAAATTGCTTTATCCTCTTTCTCTAAAGACTTATAAAGTTTTAAAGCTAAAGCGTATTGATCAACATTTTTAGAAAAAGCGTAGCCTTTTAAAATCTCATAAAAGTTTTTATTTAAATCAAACTCAATTGATTTAGGTGCTTCAAACCTGCATTTAGCGTCAAATGCAGGCGATCTTTCAGTAAAAGCATAAATTTCTTCAGTGGCTTTAGCCCTAACTGCTCTGCCTTCGCCCTTTGTTTTAAACTCTCTATTTAAAAAAATAACAGCATCAACTGCTTCTCGCCACATTCCACGAGGAGAAACACTTGATGATTCATGAAGTTTAAGTTCATGCCTATCATAGGGCTCATCAGTTAAAGGAGAGTTAAAAGTTTTTACTTGATCATGCGCAATTAAAAAAAGATTCATTTTCTTTTTAGTTCTTAGCTCCATTAGTTTTTCTTTTAAACTAAACTGCTCTTGAGCAGCTTCTTTATAACCGCCACCAAAGCCACCTGCAGCTTTATTTAAATTTGAAACTTTATATTTTGTTTTTATAGCATCGTGAAGCTGCATTTCTACATGATCTAAACTATCTAGAATTAAAGTCTCATAATCATGTTCATTGTTGATTAGCCAATTAAGACCGAGCATAAGACCATCAAAGGTTTTTGAGTCTTCATCAACATACATGCCATCAATAAAGTCAGAGCCTTCAATTTCAGGACCTAACACAATAGGTTTTGGAAAATGACTTCCCATCGTGGTTTTTCCTATTCCATCAGGGCCATAAACTAATACAGCTAAAGGCTTTTGTTCTCCTGTTCTTTTTATTTTCATTTTTTTAATCCTTCAAGCATTAGCTTCACTTGTAACACCCTGTACAAAGGCACTTCGCGCCTTTCATGCCAAGGCGTAAGAGCACTAACTGTTGCGTAACCAAGTCTATTGGAAACCTCAGTCCATGTCATATCAAGCGATTCTAGCTTTTTATATAATGGTTTTTGTAATTTTATTTTTTCTTCTTTATTTAATCTGCAATACATAGTATGAACTATACACTATGAAACTGAGAGATTATCAAATAAAATGCGTAAATGACGTTCATGCAAATAAAAAAAATTTAATTCATCTTGCAACAGGCGCAGGCAAAAGCGTTATTTTTAAACAAATAATATTAAATTACCTTAAAAAAAATGAAAAAGTATTATTTATTGTTTATGGAAACTCAATTCTAGATCAAGCTCTTAAAAAACATTTTAAAGATTTAGATGTTTCTTTTAATAATTTAGAAGAAAAACTTTGTTGTTATTCTATAAACACATTGTCTAGAAGAAATGTTGATTACTCTCAGTTTGGATTAGTCGTGATTGATGAAGCGCACAACTGCACAAGGGATTCTTATATCAAAATTATAGAACAACTCAAATGCACTGTTGTTGGGCTTACGGCAACACCTTATAAAGTTGGAAAAAAAACCCATTACTTTTGGGAAAACGTAATTCATCCAATATCTGTTAAAGAACTTATAAACAAAAAATGTTTAGTTTTTCCTAAATGCTTTATTTCAAAAGTTGAAATGAACACGCAAGTAAAAACTCAAAACGGTGATTTTAAAAACAATGAGCTTTTTAATAAAAACGACAACTTAAAAACTTATGGGTCTATTTTTGATGAATACATGAAGCATGGGAAAAATAAAAAAGCTATTTTTTTTGGCATAAATATAGAGCACTCAAAAAACACAGCTCAAGAGTTTATAAAGCGTGGTATAAACGCTGTGCATGCTGATGCTACTACTAGTTTAGAAAAAAGAGCTGAAATATTAAAACAATTCGAGCATGGCGACATTCAAGTCTTGTGTAATGTAAATATATTTTCAACAGGTGTTGATTTGCCGATTGCTGAAATAGGTATAATGGGAAGACCCACAAAATCACTTATTCTTTGGATACAGCAAGTAGGAAGGCTTTTAAGACCTTATCCAGGCAAACAGTTTGCAACAATAATAGATCATGGCGGGAACATAAAAAGATTAGGACACCCCTTAGAAGACTTCAGTGCAGTTATTGATAAAGAAACAGACAATGAAAAAAAAATTATGACCTATTGCTGCCCAAAATGTTTTTACATATATGGAGAAAAAACAAACAAGTGCCCTCTATGTGGGCATGTTAACGAAAAATTAGAGCAAGAAAAAAAAGAACTAGAAAGCATAGAATCTGAAATGGTTCTTTACGATATAGAAAAACAACAAACACTAATTGATCTTAAGTTAAGTGCTAAAAAATGGGCTAATTGGTGTTACATATATGTTTCAAATGAGCTGTTAGCTTCTTTATGCGCTATTCATTACCCTTTAAAATCAAAATACAATAAAGAAGTTGTTCTTTTCTTAGAAGAGCTTCAATCAAGAGCTGTAAAAGGAAAGCGCCAAGTAAGCTATCCGTTCATAGAAGACTATTTTGCTAATATTTTTTTTGCTCTTTTAGAATACGCTATAATTGTTGGATGGAAAAAAAACGCTATTTTACACAAAGTTACTAAAAGCAATGTTTTTGAAAACAATTTAGATCATTTTTATATTCCAGATTGGTTTACAAAGGGAATAAAAAAAACATAAACTCAAAAGCGTGTCTAAATACGCCAAGCATCAAAACTTATTAAAAAAATTTATGCTTACTTTTCAACAGCATTATCCACAAATTCGTTTTTTTGAACGACACGTCGGGCTTTTCTACACAAAAAATGGGCAGCCAGTAAAGATTAATAAAAAGGGAATGTATGATTTATGGGCAATGATTCCCTTAAAAGAAAAAACAATCCTAGCAGAGTTTGAATTAAAAACTGGTTCATCGTATAAATCTAAAGACCAAATTAAATGGGGGGAGTTTTTAGATTTTATGAACGTGCCACATTTCGAAGTTAGAGAAAATAACTTTGAGGATATAAAAAAAGCCCTGAAGGAAATCATTCAGGGCTAAAGATAAAAGAATAAAAACACCAAAACTATGAGCAATAATATAGGGGCTTTTATATGAGTAGTTTTAATACAATTGATCTTGAAAATCAAATAAATAAAGATTTAGGGGTTACCCCAAAAGAAATCGTATCTGATGGAAAAATACATAGGTTTGATATTGACAAAAAATCAGATCAAGCCGGTTGGATTTCAATTAGAGAGTGGGACTTTAATGGAAAAACCTACGCTATGGCCAACTACGGGTCATGGAAAGAAGGCTTTAACAGAAAATGGAAGTCTTGGTCAAAACAAGATGAGTTATCAACGCCTGGTTTAACTGCATCAGTAACCAATGCATCAAAAGAAACTGAAAAAGAAAATGATCAGTTTTGTGTTATAAAAAAAGAAGAGATTCTTTCTCATTTTTCAAACTTTTCTCCCCTGGATTCATCAAACTCTTATCTAGAAAAAAAGAAAATAAAAACAACTGAAAATCTTTTACAAGACAACTCTTTAAATTTAATTGTTCCAATTTATTCAGACATTAACAAAACCCTTGAGGGTTATCAGCGCATTCTAAAAACTCAAAAAGTTTTTCCTACAGGACAAAAGGTTCAATCAAACTTTTTTTTCTTTGGCGATATAAAAAACTCAGAATACGTTTATATTTGTGAGGGTATGGCCACAGGCGCTACAATATACGAGCTAACAGGGGTTCCTGTTGTCGTGGCTTTTCAAGCTAATAACCTTCACTATGTAACTAAAAAAATACAGCACTCTTTAAAAGGAGTGAAAATAGTTATTGCATCTGATAATGATTCTAAAAAAACAGGAGCTGGTATGTATTGGGCCAAGCGTGCTCAAAACCAGTCAACAAATGTTGCAATTGTTTGCCCTTATTTTTCTAAAAACTCTACCCTTACTGATTTTAATGATCTTTTTTGTGCTCAAGGAGACACTGAAGCACTGAATCAATTAAAATTTGATGAGTCTTTGTTTGTTGATGTTGAGTTTCTAGGGTTTTCAAACGGTCAATATCATTTCTACTCTACAAAAACAAAAGAGATCAGATCTTTTTCTCTAGAGAAAATGAAATCAGGGCACTTAGTTGAATTAGCAGTTGATGCTTACTGGTCTCAACGCTTTACTCCTGTTTATGATAAAGAATCTGGCCTTCCGACAAATTACTGCAATTGGCGCGAGTCTTCTCTACAGATTGTAAAAAAACAAAATGATCTAGGATCTTTTCAAGGCGATAAAATCAGAGGGGTTGGATCATGGATCGATAACGGACACCATGTGTTAAACCTGGGTGATAAACTATTAGTAAATGAAGAGCTCACTGGGTTTGGAAAAAACTCAAATTTATCTAAGTTTTATAAGCCATCAAATATTTTTAATATTGATTACATAGAAAAAGAGACAAAAAACTTTTCAGCTTTAATAAAAGCTTTTGATTTAATTGATTTTAAATCTGATAGAGATAAAATAATAGCTCTAGGGTTTGTGGCTTATGCTCAAGTTTTCACCACAAGAAGATGGAGACCCCATGTATGGGTCAGAGCTGATAAGGGTACAGGAAAGTCTAGTTTATTAGAGTTTGTAAATGAGATCATCCCAAATTCTCAAATGTTTCAAGACACCACCTCAGCTGGTTTAAGACAAATCGTAGGAGTTGATTCAAGGGTATGCTTAATTGATGAGGCCGAGGGTGAGTCTCATCGCACTAAGCAGTTAATTGAACTTGCTAGACAGGCATCCAGTGGCTCTAAAACCACTATTGGAAGAGGCACTCCGAGTGGGCAGGCTTTAAATTTTAATCCACAAATGTGTTTTTTCTTTGCATCAATAAGAGCAGCTGATCTAACGCCTGCTGATGAATCCAGGATTTTACAAATTTCTATGCAAAAACCAAAAAAACAAAATAGAGAAAAAATTAATAAAATGCGTAGATATATGGCAGATGCTTCTTTTTTAGGCCATGATTTATTTAAGTTTATGAATAAAAACGTAAAAAAACTAAAAGCTCTTATTGAGTCTATTCACGATATGCTCTTAGACACCGGAGAATTCGATTCTAGGTACGCTGATCAACACGCCCCTATCATTGCAGCTTTTTCTCTTTTAAACCCGTTAATGGATGTCACAGACGTTATTGCAGCTGTTTGTAAGCAAGACGTAAACCAAGATGAGGATAAAGACACAGACCAGAATGATTTTTACACCTCTTTTTTAAATATTTTAATTAGAGAGGGGCAAGAGGAAAAAACTCTGCATGAAATTATGGCAGAAGTTTATAGTTGTAAAAACGAGGCCAGGGTTAATTATTTATTAGTTTTTTTAAACCGATACGGGCTTGAATATAAAAAAAATAAAAAATTGTTTTTTATTTCTAAAAATCAAAATATGACTAATTTAATGGCAAAACAAACAAACTATAAAAATTATTATGCTCAAATGAAGGACAACAAGTTTTTCCAAGCAAAAAGAAGCTCAAACGGAGTAAAAAGAGGCTTTGAATTCGATATTTAAGGTTATTTTTAAAAAAAACAGGTTTTGGGCAGTCAGATGTCATAAAAATTGTTCAAGAATTATCTAATAAAATTAAATACTTAAGTCATTTCTGACATTCTGACAGTTTTTTTCGTATATACACCCCTTTATATTTATCTCTCTTTTTTTAGAAATACCCTTAAAAACTCTCGCGCGGGGTTATATATATATTTATTTGTCAGAATAGATATATATATAGATAAGTATTTGATTTTATTAGAAAAATCTCTGACAAAACACCTGACAAACGCGTGTCAACTGACAGTCCAAAACCGGCAAATTCGTGTTTTTGAAATAATTTCATGGCTTTTCGGGTATTTTTTACTCAGGATAGAAGCTAAACCAACTGGTCTCGCATACTGAAAGTTGCTCTAATATTAAGCTTTTATTTTCATCTGGAACAGTGTCCCAAAAGTAGCGGTTTATCTCTAAATAATCTTGGCCTTCAAAGCTCACGCACTTGGCAGCGGTCCACTCCCAACCTGTGAAATAAAAAAACTCAACTAGTTCACTCTTCTCATAAGGGGTTATTGGGGATATTTTTTTGCTTGGATAGTGAGCATCTTCGTTGCCACAGGCTGTTAAAAATAAAATTAAAATTAAAAACCTCATAAAACACTCCTTGGTTACATTAATATTATAACACGTTTGCTTAATAAATAAACAAAGTTATTCCTTAGTGTATTGTATTGATACTAGGCTATTGTTTTTGCTTAAAAAATGTGCTACTGTATATGTGTAACTAAGGAGAAAAAAATGCAGTTAAACAAAAAAGGTTATAAAACTTTAAAAACACAGCTTGAAAAAAAGCTTGGAAGTAAATTTTATCCCGAAACTCTTGAAAAAAAGCCTGGAAGTAAATTTTATCCCGACATCCTTTACGCCTGGGCAGAAGACGTGGAAAGAGCAATTGGTGAAGGTCAAGATATTGAGAACAGCATCGAGCTTAAAATAAATCAAACACCTATATTTTTTTCTTTCGATTTAGACGATTTCTACCCAGTAGAAAACATAGACGAAGAGGAAATGTAGAGTATAAAATTAAATAAGTTTTGATCTTCTTGGTTGCACTTTAAGATCAATCTAGGCCCTTAATTAAATTTAGGGGCCTTTTTTTTAAGCATAACTAGACTAAACAAAATTTGTGTGCTTAATTTTTATACTATACAATATGTCGCTCTATACGATATGTTTTCTCCTTATATGGGGGTGGTATGGGATTAACTCAAAATGACAAGAATGGAAAAACAAAAACCATCGGCAGGTATTTAACAGACAAAAAAGCAGCATTAGCCTACAATTATGAAGCTGAAAAACAATTTGGTTCTTTTGCTAAATTAAATGAGGTTAACACATGAGCTTAGAAAAAGATGATTCTATTAAATGGGTGCCTATTAAAGAGTTAAAACCACATTATGCTAACTCAAACAAACATCCAAAAGAACAAATCGAACGACTTGCAAAAATAATAAAATACCAAGGGTTTAGATCACCAATCCAGGTATCAAACTTTTCAGGTTTTATTGTTGTCGGTCATGGTAGGCTAGAAGCTGCTAAACAATTAGGCTTAACAAAAGTTCCAGTCAGTTATCAAGATTTTGATAATGTAGAACAAGAAATAGCTCATTTAAATGCCGACAACGCTGTAGCATTATGGGCGCAGATTGATATGACAAAAGTCGAGCAGTCTATAAAAGATTTTGATTTAGATTTCGATACTGATTTTTTGGGGTTTGATGGGTTCGAACGTAAAGAAGAAAAAGATAAATCTAGTGGTTTAACAGAAGACGATGCCGTACCCGAAACTTCTGATAACGAGCTTGGCGTTCATCTAGGCGACATCTATCAGTTAGGCGACCATAGATTGATGTGTGGTGATTCAACTTGTGAAGACACTGTGTCTAAACTTATGAATGGTGAGAAGGCTGATATGGTTTTTACAAGCCCTCCTTATTGTTTTGGAAAAGCGGGCTTTGAAGAAAAAGGAAAGTATAAAAACGATAAAGATAAAGACGTTAGTAAGTGGTTAGAAATGATGAACGCTTATATAAATACATGGAACAATCACGCAAAATATATATTTAACAATATCCAATTCCTTTCAGGGAACAAACCTAAATTTTGGGACTTTTGCTTTGAAAATAAAGACTCAATAATTGATGTTATGATATGGAATAAAACGAACATGCCAGCTATGGAAAAGAATATTTTAAACTCTAATTTTGAGTTTATCTTTGTTCACGGATCCGATAATAGGACTAGACACATAAAATTAGGTAGAGATCATAGAGGTAAAATATCTAATATATTCCAACAAAACAGGTCTAAAGGTGAAATGGCAAAAGAACACAGAGCTACATTTAATGTAGAGCTTCCCGAGTTTTTCATAAAAGAGTTCGAACCTAAATATGTGGCGGATCCTTTCCTCGGCTCAGGCTCAACATTAATAGCCTGCGAAAAAACAGACCGCAAATGTTACGGCATGGAGCTAGACCCTCACTATTGCTCAGTGATTATAAAACGTTGGCAAGAATACACTGGAAAGGAAGC